TGGTAATTCGGACCCCGCCACATCTCCAGCCACAGGGTTTTCATAGCACCACAGCAGTATGTGCGTCATAAATGTGATATGAACGCCATAGGATGCACACTGGAGACGGGAAAGTGCCATAGGCTGTCTTCATTTACATTTTTCACGCCGGAGTTTAATGTATCGCCAATGACAAGCCCGGGCATAGAGATTGAAATCAAATCAGAAAAGGCCATTCGGTTTATGGATCGGATGCCGAAGCGCATAGCTTTGGCCCAGTCGCAAGCGATGAATGACACGGCGTTCAAGATCAAGCAGGTGATGGCGAAGAGTATTGCATCATCTTTTTCCGTTCCGAAATCCGTCACTATAAACGCCGTTGCTTACGAAAAATCAACATACGAAAAATTATCCATAAGGATATTCGTTAAAAATAATAAGGCTGCTGGCGGAGTGGCTCCTGTGCAGTGGTTAGCGGCTGGCATATTTGGCACAACAAGACGCGATAAAAGATCAGAGAATGCACTGCAAGCGATGAACTTGATGCCGGCCAACATGACGACGGTCATTGGCCAGGATGCTAAAACAGACGCAAGGGGCAACATCACAGGCCGCCGCATGCTGAGTATGCTATCGTCACTCAATTCAGATGGGCCGGTCACAACCGTCAGGCGCACACGGAAGACAAAGACCGGCGGTGGAAAATATGTAAAAACTCACAGCCCTTTCTTTGTGATTAAGGATGACAAAGGAAAACTTCCCGCTGGTGTATGGGAGCGATACAAAACAGGCAAGAAGATTAGGGTTAGACCTATGCTACTGTTTGTTAAGGGAGGAAGATATAAGCGTAGGTTCAAGTTTTACAGTCTTGCAACTAGAGTGTTCGACAGGGATTATGGGTCGTTATTCAAGTTAAAGCTGGATAAAATAATCACGTCTGATATCAATAGGATCACATGAGGCCGCTCTCCATATCTGAGATAGCATGTATCACAGGACGCGACCGGCACGCTGTAACCAAACGCATAAGTGATGCAGGCATAAAAATGCTGAGGCGCGAAGGCAACGCCAAGGTATACAATTCGGAGGACGTGCTGAATGCGCTCTACCGCAGCACTATCGGCAATGGCGAGATTTTAGACCTTGATCTTAATGCTGAGTCAGCAAGGTTCAAGAAGGCGCAGGCTGACAAGATGGAGATGGAAATAGCAGAGAAAGAGCTGCGTCTTGTTGACGCTGATGTTGTCGCTGATGAGTTAGGTAAGATGATTTCGGAATGCCGGTCAAAGATACTCAACCTCCCAAAGCGTCTAGCCCTTGCGATTGCTCCAGATAGGGCCATTGCCGCTGAAGCAGAGGCGAAGATACTTGTCTACGAGGCATTAGAGGAGCTTGCACGTGATAGTGAGTAAGTTGCGAAGAAAGATGAGCTTATGGAGGCCACCACCTGACCTTGCATTATCTGATTGGGCAGACGCCTATAGGCGGTTGTCTGCCGAATCGAGCTCGGAGGCCGGTCGCTGGCGAACGTCACGCGCTCCTTTCCAGCGTGGCATCATGGATGCCATGTCAGACCCTATGGTGCCAGAGGTCGTGGTTATGAAGTCAGCGCAGGTTGGCTGGACGGAGATGCTGAATAATTGCGTTGGATACTACATCCACCAAGACCCGAGCCCCATGCTTCTGCTACAGCCAACCCTTGAGATGGCGCAGACATGGTCAAAGGACAGACTTGCCCCAATGCTGCGTGATACGCCGTCCTTGCGTGGTCTGGTTAAAGATGCCCGGTCAAGGGATAGTTCGACAACAATTCTGCATAAGCAGTTCGCGGGCGGGCACATAACGATGGCCGGGGCCAACTCTCCGGCATCCCTTGCATCACGGCCCATTAGGATTGTCATGTGCGATGAGGTTGATAGGTTTCCTGCGTCTGCTGGTGCAGAGGGTGATCCTGTGTCGTTGGCGAGAAAACGCACGACAACATTCCATAACCGAAAGCTGCTTATTGGCTCGACACCAACGATTAAATACCGAAGCCGCATCGAGTCCGCATTCCTGAGTTCAGACCAGCGCTATTATCGGATGCCTTGTCCGCACTGTTCAGATATGATTAAATTCGAGTGGGCTAATGTACAGTGGCCTGACGGTGAGCCGGAAAAAGCGTCGTACTGGTGTCAGAGTTGCGGCAGTGAGATTACCGACAGGGATAAGTTCGACATGCTCAAGCTTGGGGAGTGGGTAGCATCTAACCCAAGCAGCAGAATCGCAGGCTTCCACATATGGGAGGCATACTCTCCGTGGGCGACATTCGGCGAGATGGCTTTAAACTTTATGGAAGCCAAAAAGCTTCCTGAGACTCTACAAACGTGGATAAACACGGCGTTAGGGCAGACATGGGACGACGGCGGCGAATCAATTGGTGACGATGAGTTAATCAGCCGCTGTGAGGTATACAATGCAGATGCCCCTGACGGTGTGCTTTGCATCACTGCTGGCGTAGACGTTCAGGATGATCGGCTTGAGCTTGAGTTTGTCGGATGGGGCCGCGACCGGGAGTCATGGAGCCTTGACTATGTTGTTTTACATGGTGATCCAGCGGCTACTTATGTGTGGGAACAGCTTGATGATCAGCTCGCAAGGGCGTTTACACTCGATGACGGCGGCATGCTCAGGGTGGCATCTGCTTGTATCGACACGGGTGGGCATCATACGCAAGAGGTTTACATGTTCTGCAAGTCGCGATACCGGCGCAGGGTATATGCGATCAAAGGTGTAGGCGGCGCAGGCCGTCCGCTTGTCGGTCGGCCATCGAGGAGCAATACAGCCAAGGTTCATCTCTTTCCTGTTGGCGTTGACACAGCAAAGGACATGGTGTATTCCAGATTACGCATACAGGAGTATGGCCCCGGTTATTGCCATTTTCCTGTTGGCCGGGATAAGTGCTATTTCGAGCAGATGACGTCGGAAAAGGCTGTCTCCAAGTGGATTAAGGGCATCGCAACAAGGGCTTGGGTAAAGAAGAGTGCTAGCCGTCGAAACGAGGCTCTTGATTGCCGTGTCTATGCGCTGGCTGCATTCGATATCCTAAACGCAAACATGGATGTTCTTGAGCGAAAAGCAAACTCCCTTTACAATCAGCATAGTGTGAGTACAATTGTACCTGATATTGACCAAGGAGAAGCTGTCGCACCATCGCGACGCGACAATAAGGCCAAGTCTGGAAGCAGGAAAAAAAGTGGATTTGTCGGGGGTTGGAAATGATTAAAGCCGAAGAAGGAAATTAAAAAACATGGCCGCCGTTCCAACGACGGAGCCGGTGTCGATCGTATCAGGTGACACTATCACATGGTCTAAGTCGCTGTCCGATTATAAGTCTACACTTTGGACCCTCAAGTATGAGATCGTCAGCAGCACGCAGTCTCTGACGGTTGTATGCACAAATGGTGGGAACGGTTCCTATTTAGCCACTATTTCTGCCACCGCCAACATCCTTGCCGCTGGCGATTATAGCATTGTTGGATACGTGAATGATCTTGCGACAGGCATTGAAAAACACACTGTGTACACAGGGCGGATACATGTATCTCCAGACTTGTCTATCGGTGCGTCAGACGTAAGAAGCCACGCTAAGCGCGTGCTGGATGCCATTGAGGCCACAATTGAGGGACGCGCCACACGGGATCAGAGGACAATGCGTATTGGTGGCCGCTGGATTGAGCGTATGCCTGTAGAAGAGCTTATCCGCCTTCGCAGTGTTTACCGGGCTGAATTCAGGGCTGAGGTGAGTGCTGAACGCATTGCCAACGGACTTCCATCCGGTCGTAAAATAGTTACGAGGTTTGTGACTTAATATGTGGCCATTCAATAGAGATAAAGAATCGGACCCGGCAGCAGCCGTGGCCAAAAAAGTGCACAAACGCGCTTATAAGTCCGCGCAGTCAAGTAACATTACGTTCGGATGGGCGACAGCTGCATCTAAGCCAGATTACGACATAAAGACAGGACTTAGGGCACTGCGGGCAAGATCGCGTGAGCAATATCAGAATAACGATATTGCACGCAAAATTGTAGCCATGCACAGGAATAACGTTGTTGGATCAAAGGGCATATCCATGCAGTCAAGGGCCAAGTTCATTGAAACTGGTGAGCCTGACAGGATTGCATCTGGAATAATTGAATCCGCATGGAAAGACTGGGGCCGAAAGGAACATTGCGACGTTCGCGGGTTGAGGTCGTTCAAAACGCTGCAAGACTTGGTTATAACGACAGCCTTGATTGATGGTGAGGTTATTGTAAACAAGGTAAGTGGTGGAAAATACGGCTTGCAGCTTGAAATGATAGATGCAGAGCTGTTGGATGTTGACTATAACCGAGACGTTGCACAAGGTTCTAACAACTATATACGGATGGGCATAGAATACTCTTCGCTAGGGAAGCCTGTGGCGTATCACATCAAGTCATCTTCTAGGAACAAGGATTGGTATGAGTATAATTCGACAAGCTATCGGCGCATTCGTGCAGAAAACATTCTACACATATACAGGCATGAGTTTGTAGATCAGTCAAGAGGCGTCCCTTGGATGTCTACGGCCTTGCACAGCATGAAAATGCTTGATGGCTATGTTGAGGCCGCTGTGGTTGCTGCGAGGGCTGGAGCATCCAAGATGGGATTCTACTATTCCGAGGACGGAGCCGAGTATCATGGGGATGGCGTTGATGGCGACGGTAACCTCATAAGCGAAGCTGAGCCGGGCATGTTTGAAGAGTTGCCTCCAGGCACGAAGTTCCAAGGGTATGACCCGACATATCCACATCAGCAATTCCCAGAGTTCACGAAAGCAATCAACCGCAGGATAGCATCAAGCATGGGTATATCTTACAATGCACTGGCCAATGACCTGCAATCGGTCAGTTTTAGCTCGATGCGCTCCGGTGCGCTGGAGGAGCGGGAAAATTGGAAGGAACTCCAAGATTGGATGGCAAGTGAATTCTGTGCTCCCGTTTTTGAGGCTTGGCTTGACACGGCTATACTTGGTGGCGCACTATCCAGCGGCAGCATTGTGCTAAGCGCCGGTAAGATTGATAAGTATCGCGATGTGTCATGGCAGGCTAAGCGGTGGTCATGGGTTGATCCTATCAAGGATGTGCAATCAAACATTCTAGCGATCAACAACGGCTTGCGCTCGCGATCAGATATTATTCGCGAGATGGGCAGGGACCCTGACGAAGTATGGAGCGAAATAGTAAGTGAAAATGATCTGCTTGAGTCGTTGGGAGTGAAAATAGTGCCGGATGTTGGTGTCATCGAGGATGATGAGGATGAGGCGGCGGTGGTTGAAGACAAGCCTAATGGGAGTACAGACAATGAAGGTTAAAAGACAGTACAGGGACGTTGAAATTGCACTTGATGGCTCTTCTGATGAGCGCAAAGTGAGCCTTGCTTTCTCTTCGGAAGAACCAGTCAGACGCAGCTACGGGATGGAGATATTAGACCACTCCCATGGAGCCATCGTCATGGACTATATGAGGTCTGGTGCGCCGCTGCTTGTCGGGCATAATTGCGATGATCAGGTTGGAGTGGTTGAGTCTGTTGAAATAGGTGATGACAGGGTTGGGCGAGCTGTAGTGCGCTTCGGGCGAAGCAAACGAGCAAATGAGATATTTAACGACGTTACTGACGGAATCAGGAAATTCATTAGCGTCGGGTACGATGTATTGAAGGTCGTTAAAGAAGGGGATGACATTTACAGGGCTGTATCGTGGATGCCTGTTGAGATATCAATTGTTCCTGTTCCGGCTGATGTCACGGTTGGCATAGGTCGGTCAGTTGTCAATGAAGTTGTAAACGAAGTTGAAATCATAGAGAATAAAAAAGAAAAAAGGAGCATTGAGATGCCTACTGAAAATAAGGATATTAAAGCCGAATATGAGAGTGCGCTTAAAGAAGCACGCAAGAGTGCGGCCCAGGATGAACGCAGTCGTGTGGCTGAAATGATTGAACTAGGCGAGCGGTTTAATGCCGTTGGTTTGGCGCGTGAACATATCTCGAAAGGAAAAAATATTAACGCCTTCCGTTCTGCCCTGCTTGAACGGCAGGAGCGAAATGAAGCCGTTGGATCGATGGGTGACAAGCCTGCGACAGAGCTTGGCATGGCTGATTCTGACGCCAAGCGATATAGCATCATCAGGGCCATTAACGCAGCCGCAACAGGAGACTGGTCAAAGGCTGGTTTTGAGCGTGAGTGTTCGATCTCTATTGCTGACAAGATTGGCCGTGAAGCGCGCGGTTTTTTTGTACCATTCGACGTGCAGACGCGTGTATCACCTCCGATGAACACCACTGACCAGACTTCGCTTGTTGGCACTACCCATCTGGCAGCTTCGTTTATCGAGCAGTTGCGTAATCAGTCGGTTGTAGCTCGGCTTGGTGCTCGTCTGCTCACCGGCCTTGTCGGCAACGTTGACATTCCGAAGCAGACTGCTGGTTCCACATTCACGTGGCTTGCCGAGAATGGTGCCTCAACTGACTCAGACCTGACTATCGGGCAGGTGTCGCTGTCGCCTAAGACGATCGGCGGTGCTATTCCCATGACGCGCAGGCTGCTGAAGCAGGGCACTCCTGACGCAGAAATGCTTGCACGCTCAGACCTTATTCAGGGCGCGGCGTTAGCTATCGATGTAGGTGCCTTGTCAGGCACTGGCGCAGCTGGTCAGCCTCTCGGCATCATGAACACTACCGGGATCAATACACAGGCCATTGCTGACTTGGCGAACGGTTTCCCAACCTTCGCTGAAATGGTCGGGTTTGAGACTGCCGTGCTTACGGATAATGCGCTCATGGGGGCAATGAACTATGTCACTACTCCGGCTATTCAGGGGCACATGAAGACGACTTTCGTTGATACTGGTTCAGGCATACGTATCCAGCAGGATGGGCAGGTGAACGGCTACAACTCGACTGCAACCAACCAGCTTTCTGCTAAGAGCATCCTGTTCGGTAACTTCAATGACTGCTTGATCGGCATGTGGGGCGTTTTAGATCTGTCTGTTGACACTTCAACATTGGCATCGTCTGGAGGCATTGTTGTTCGTGCGTTCCAGGATGTTGATGTAGCTGTCCGACACGCTGAATCATTCTGCAAGAACGCTTAATGTAAATACGGATTGGGGCCGAAAGGCCCCATGATGTCCTTGTTATTGGAGGCATGGGAATGAAAATTAAAGCATTGAAGAACGTGGGAGCATCAGGCAAGACACTGTTTGAAGGGAAGGAATATTCCGACGTATCAGACAGCGATTGCCTATATCTTATTGCCACTGGTAAAGCAGTTGAGGTGAAGAACGCAGCAACTGGTAAACGAGTGGCAAAGTAAGTGGCTATTGAAACGGACGAAGATAGGCTTGTATTGCTTGAAGACCTTGGAGATTCTGTGCTGTACAATGGATTACCCGTAAACGCTGTATTCGACAATGAATACTTTGAGGCGAGGATGGGTGATTTTGGCACTGAATCATCTTCACCCGGCATACTGTGTCGAAGCTCGGATACAGCCGGTGCTGCGCATGGTGACTCGGTTGTTGTTGGCGGTGTGCAATACATGGTTGTTGGCGTTCAACCAGACGGCATAGGTATGACTGAGTTCGTTTTGGAGAAGGTGTAAACATGGGTCATTTACTTACACAGATAAGGGATAATGTGGTATCTGATGTCACCGGTTTGACCACAACGGGGGCAAGGGTGTTCTCCGGTCGTGTCCACGCTTTAGAAAGTGGTGTTTTGCCTTGCCTGGCTGTTGATGTTGGCGACGAAACAGGCGATTATGCTTCCATTGGCTACCCACGCGTGATAGCCGCTAACGCGGTATTAGATATTACTGCAATAGCATCGACAACAGGCGACTTTGACGCTATTATCAATCAGATGCAGCTCGAAATTCAGCTGGCTATCTCGGCAGATCCTACGCTTGGTGGTATCGCATCAAATGTTGTGTTTACAGGGCGAAAAAGGATGGTGACGGGCGGGCGTGAACCTGTAGCTGCGCTGATAATCAGCTATGATGTATTATACAGATACGCAGAGAACAACCCGGAGGTAACCGCGTGATGGCGACTAAAGAAGAAACAAGACCAATCGAGAAGACAAAAACAGACAAGACCGGCACTAAGCCGAAATAAGGAGAAATGAGATGGCTACTATTTTTGACCGGCTCCTGCTGGCGAAACTTGAAGTAACTAAAGGCACAGATGCGGTTCCGACAGCCGCACAGGACGCCATGCGCGTTAAGTCTTTTGCTATAACTGTCAACCAATCTAATGTGGATAGGGCCGTAGTAAAGCAGACGATGGGCAACCTCCCTCACCTTGTTGATCCTGATGCTTCTGCGTCGATTGAGATTGTGTGGGAGTTAAAGGGCTCTGGCACGGCTGGTACAGCTCCTGAATCTTCCCCTATTATTCAAGCCTGCCGCACGCTTGAAACTGTCGGCGCGGGTATAGTGTCCTATGCGCCATCCACTGCAACAGAAAAGTCGTGTACTATTTATGCTTATAAAGACGGCCTGTTGTGGCGGTTTGTTGGTGCGGTTGGCACTATATCAATCACTGAAAACATAGGCGAGGCTCCCACTGCAACGGCAAGCATGCAGGCTGTATATGCAGCTCCGGTGGTTGCCGCTGTTCCAGCTGGTGCGGTATACGATGCTACAGCCCCATCGGTCGTGTCGTCCGCTGACGTAATTAGCGATGGCTTGGCTATCCGAGTGGGCGCGTTTTCAATTGACTTGGGAAATGATGTGCAGGAACACAAAATTGTAAACCTGCATGAGTTCACCGTTTCTAACCGCAACCCTACCATAACATTCAGCAAAGATTCTGTAGCTACGGCGGCAGAATGGGCTGCGCTAAGAGGTGGTACTAACGCTTCTATTTCGTCCACTGTCGGCGCGACTGCCGGTAACATCGTGTCGGTGTCAGCTCCACAGGCACGCAGGCAGTCAGTCGCGTATGGCGAGCGAGCCGAACGAGATACGCTTGATGTCACCTATACGCTGTTTGAGTCGACCAGTGATGACCAGTTCACAATAACATTCAGTTAAAGGCGGATAAAAAAGTGAAACTATTACCAGCAGACGCAGTAAGTATTGAAGATGATGATATAAAGATGAGGCTGAAGCCATTTCAGAAGTGGATGCAGGTCGGCTTGATCGACAGGTATGTTGATAAGCCAAACGCTAAACAGGCTCATGCGATGTCAGTGTACGTCCTCAATAACGTTGTTGATACGTTGTCCGTTAACGGCGAGGCATTCAACCCAATTGATGTTGCGACGATGGCCGATGTTTCTGATGTCAATACAGCGAAGCAGATCCGCCGAATAACATCTCTGGTTATTGACGCCTTATTTCTGTCGCCTGCTGTTGAGGAAAGAAAAAAAAAGTAAGACTTGCAGCAAGCGCATGGTATTCCGGGAAGAGCTGCTCTCGCTGCCCGCTCTCCAACGCTGGTAATATGCCCGATGGCGGATGCCACGGGACTAATGAGTGGATAGAGGGCATAGAAAGTGATTGCTGTCCTGTCGTGTATGTTGGCGAGTGTAGCACTGTATTAAGTGCGGCCATGTGGGTTGATCGGGGTGTCCTTCCAGCTGGAGGTGGGTATTTCGACCAACCGGCTCATCTTATCGATCTGATAGATATTGCTATGTCAGTGAAGTATGAGCATGAAGCGAGTGAGGCTAGGAGGCATCATGGCAGGTAATAGTAAAGACGTCGCAATCACCTTCAAGGCGAATGATTCCGCGACGCCCGTCATTGAACGCGTCAATAAAAAGATCAAAGACGTTGGCGTGGCTGGCAAAAATTCAACAAAGCATACTAATTCGTTCGGTAACTCATTGCAGGCAATTGGGCGTGCAGCAGCAGTGGCGCAGGGGCCGCTTGGGCCTATCGCCGGTCGGATTGGTGCATTATCATCTGCCTTGACAATTGTCAGCCCTGTTGCTCTTGGCGCGGCAACCAGTTTTGCTGTGCTTGGCATAGCCTTCTCGAAGGGCATCCGTGACACTATAGCATATGAGAAATCCATGGATACGTTGTTATTCGCAACCGGCAACGCCGCCGCCGAATTTGAATTTTTAAGAGGCGTAGCAGGCAAACTCGGCGTAGAACTCTACAGCGTAACGCAGAGTTATGCCAAACTCGCAGCATCAACACGCGGTACAGACATGGCTGGGCAGGCAACACGAGATCTATTCGAGGCCACAATGATGTCCGCAACGGCATTGCATCTCTCTGTAGATGAGGTGTCCGGAACGTTGAAAGCCTATACTCAGATGGTCAGCAAGGGGACCGTCCAGAGTGAGGAATTAAGGGGCCAGCTCGGCGAACGCCTGGTTAATGCGTTCGGCATGGCAGCTAAGGCTATGGGTAAAAGCACGGCAGAACTCAACAAGATGCTGGAGAACGGTGAGGTTCTTGCATCTGATCTTCTTCCACGTCTGACAAAGGTAATACGTGATGACTTTTCCGGTGCTGCCGATACGGCGTCACGGAGCATCCAGGCCAATCTTAATAGGCTGAATACAGCATGGACAGACCTTGGTGTTTCGATAGGAGGATCAGGCGTTGCTGATGCGTTCTCTGGTGTAGCCGGTGGGGCCGCCATAGGCATTGGCGCAATCGCGGCATTGATGCGCAAATCTGATGACGCGGCCACGGCTATTGTGCGCGACAATAAAGATGTCCTTGAGTCGTATGAGAATGTCATGCTATTTATAGGAACGTTCGCGGATACGGTTGCATTCGCACTTGAGAAGGTTACGGCACCTGTGAGTGTACTTAGTAAACATCTAACTGGCTTGTATACAGGACTCACCTTCCTCACTGAGGGCGAGTTAAAAAAAGCGTTCTATGCACTTGATGCGTCTGGTAATGATGTTATAAACACGTATGAGCGTCTTTTTTCACTGGATGTGGGTACGAGATACACCGATCAAATATTCGAAATTATCAAGGTAAACAACGGTTGGATTGAATCAAACAAGGAAGTGGAAAAATCCAAACCGGGAGGTGGCGGTGGTGATGCCGAGAGCAAGGCACGCACAGCTGCATTAGCAGAAATCAAGAAGATTAATGACGCGGCTGCTGAGGCGAGGCTTAATGCAAGTCAGCGTGAAGAGTCATCTTTTAAAAAGTCACTGGCCATCCTTGAGTCTCATCGTGTCGCCCTCGTAAAAAGCGGAATGAGTAAGATTGATTCGTATGTTGCGATTGAAGACGCAGAGAACGAGGTTATATCCACGCACAATAAAAAAATGGCTGAGATGCGAGATAAGGACATAGCGTCGAAAGACGCAGCATTCAGGCAAGAGGCTGACATGCGCACACGCGCATTTGACAGTGCGACAGAGGCACTTGCCAGACTCAAGGAACAGGCCGAAGCGTATTCGCTTGGAGAGGCTGAATTAGCCGAACGGGCGTACAATAAAAAAGTAGAAGCGGCTGATGCACAATTATCACTGCTTATTAGCAGCGGATTAAGTGAAATTGAAGCCATGCGCCGCATCGAGGATGCAAAATCCGCGCTGAAAGCTGAGTTTGAAGCAAGAAGGGTGGACTCTAATGCTGCCGCGCTGGATAATGCCAGATCCAACTTAGGAGGTATCGTTTCGGGTATTGGCGGTGATCAGTCTTCCGAAGAGGACCTGGCCATTGCGGCTTTCGACAGAGACCTTGAGCGCATCAATGAGCAAGAATCAATCCTCATGGGAAACAAGGTACTTTGGGCGGAAAAAGGGACTGAGCTGGAGTCTGAGATTCGTGCGGCACGCGAAGAAGCAGAGCGCATCCACGTAGATAAAATAAATAAAATCCGCCAAAAAACAGCAAGTGATGAGCTTGCCATTAACCGTAAGAGGCGCGACGACGACTACAATCTTGCCGCCTCAGGTTTGGCATCAATGGGAAGCTTGCTTGAGCATGGCGGCGCGAAATCTCTAGCCTTATCAAAGGCATTCGCGATGGGCGAGATCGTTGTGTCAACGGCCTTGTCTGCCCAGAAGGCATATGAGTCTCAAATGACGGTCCCCACTATCGATTCGCCGGTTCGAGCTGCACTTGCGGCTGCCTCGGCGATAGCTGGTGGTCTGGCTAGAATGGCCTCGGTCGCATCGGCATCAAAGGGAGGTGGGTCTTTACCATCAGGCTCAGGCGGGCCTGTGGGGTCAAGTGGTATCAGTGCTCCACCGCCACCGCCACCGCCGGCAAATGAAGCCCCTAAGCCTGCGACAAACATCTACATGAACGGAACCTTTGTCGACATGGCGGCGTTTTTGGCTGATGGTGTGATCCCAGGACTGCAAGACCAAATAAATAATTCATCCGTAGTTCTTTTTGACAACCAGTCTGCTCAGGCGCAGGTGCTTGCCGGATGATTAATTTTACAGTCGCATATCAAACTGCAATCGACTCCATCTCTTACGATGCTGCTTTTGTTGTTGAGATAATATGGGCCGATGGATCACACGGCGTTGAGGGGCACGACGATATATATATTGGTACGTGCGATGTATCCGAAATACCCGCATTCCCATACCCTCATCGGTACATGCCATATCTTAACCATGATTCGATAAGCACGGTAACGGAGAGGTTCAACGAGAAAATAGGCAACTCAACAATCGGCACGCTCAAGTTTTCAGTCCTCGATAAGGACAATAACTTTTCCTCAGTTATCCGCAGGGCGGAGGCGGACACAGGGCAATCTATTCGCCGCCAGCGCGTTGAGTTGTACGCCATTGTTAGGGGCGGATCATGGGCTGACAGGGTAAAGGTGCGCACGCTGAATATCAGCAGCATGTCGCGAGATATAGCCAAAGAGACTGTTTCAATCACGGCTCAGTCGATATTACATAGGATGCGCAGGCAACTGTTTCTGCCGAAGACAAGCATTTTAGCTGCCGATGTTGCTGCGACTGGTGCCGTATCTATTGTACTCGCCGATGCGGCAGACTTCACCAATCCTGTCATTCATTCAACGCTTAATGATGGCGTTGCAGTTGGATTCATTAAGATTGATAAAGAGATTATGATGTGGACAAGCAAGGCATCAAACACATTGACCGTGCCCGCAGCAGGCCGGGCAATGTTCGGCACGACTGCAACCGGACATAGTCTTAATGACGATGTTGGAGAGGTAGCTGTACTCAAGGGTAACCCTTTCTATATCGGCATGACAATCATGACATCAGGCAACGGTGAGGTTAATTCTTTCGACATTTTGCCAGAGCACTGGGGGCTTGGTTTCGATTATTCCGACACGCCATCATCATTAGATATTGATTATACTACGTGGGAGACGGTCGGACTGCATACTATGGGCTACGACGGAACCCGGGAGTCAGGCATTGAGCGAGAGTTCGTTTTTAGCTCTGGGATTGATGGGAAAACACTCATAGAGAAGCACATCCTACTTAGCGCAGGATGTTTTGGCCGCACGCTTGGTGACGGCAGGTACAGCTGTAAAGCGATGAACCGAACTCCATCACCTGCCATAGATGTGCACACAAACAGGATCAGCAGTGCTGATGTTAATGTCCTGCTGACTGAGGACGATATTATAAGTGTGCAAAGTCTCAAGCTCGATATGCAGGCATTTTCGCCGTACATGAAAGTCGATTACTACCCTTCGCCTCGCGACACCAAGGACTACACTCGCCATGCGGTTTTTGCTGACACCGTTGCAGAGGCAAGGCATGGCAAGGACGGAAAACTTACAAAGTGGGAGTTTTACGGCCTGCTTGCCAACTCTGAAACGGTCAATAATATCTACAGCGTCTTCAACGCCATGCAATCTCGCTATGCATCGCCGCCAGTGTTGGCCACTTTTGAGTTAATGCCTCGCCACCATGGCATCGAGGTTGGCGACATCGTAGGAGTTGATCACACTGGCATACAAGACATTATGCTTACGTGGAAAGATTGGAGCACGCATCTTAGTGACTGGGTTATTGAACACGCAGGCGACACGGCATTCATTTCATCACTTGGTGACAGACTCCTTACACTTGATAATGATGTTTACGTGTGCGTGCAGGCTGGCATATCAGGTGCTGCTGAGCCACCAGTATGGGGTGGAGATACTGTCGCCGACGGCACTATCATCTGGCATAAATATGATGGGCACTTAAGCCGGGCGTTCGAGGTCCAATCTATATCGTGGAACATCAAGACCGGCAAGCCTGCGATTAGCTGTATCTCGCAACCTGAGAAGCCATCATTTTTCAATCAAAGCGCAGCTGCAGGCTATCGTTATAGCGAAATTGCATATCAGAACGGCATCGACCTTGGCACGCTGGTTGAATTTACAGTAACCGGAGGCACCAGTCTTGGATACACCGCAACGCAGAACGCACCAGTTAGCTTGAGTGGAAAATACTATTTTCGCGGCGACATCATGCTTAATGATGTGGTTACTCTCACGTCTCACACTGAGATATATGCAGCGTCTGACGGTACAACAGTCATAGGAGATATCACAGGGACGAGCACATGCTCAATTAACGGATCGGGGTTCGGATCGGCTGGTGGAGCTCCAATGGTTCCAGACATGCAAATTAATTATCCGGGCGGGTTTATCTGGGTGGGCTCATTTATCATACGACACAATGGTCAGAAGGGATTCATTGGAATTGGTGGTAATGGGGGCAATGTTGTTCAGAATGGTGTCCCGCTGGCATGGGGTGGGGCCGGAGGAACAGTGACAAATTCATCTAATGACCTGATCCGCGTGCTTGGGACTGGCCCAACCCCACATCAATCATTTTCCGGCTTGCCGTTATCGATGAGCGGCGCAGGCGGGGGCGCAGGCGGCGTGGCAACAATCTACGGCACGCCAGTCACCGGCGGATCAGGCGGTAACGGAGGTGCTGGGCTCGTGCTGATTGCTCGTGGTGTAGATATAAGCGCGGCATCTGTCGACCTGTCAGGCGGCATTGGTACGGCTGGCACAGTCGCTGGATACTCCGGTTACGGCCACTCAATGTCAGGTGGCGGTGGCGGCGGCGGGAGTCTCGGCATCCTTGTCGAGCGAAATTCGTCAGGAACACAGACATTTCTTTATGAGCCTTCGCGCATCAACATTAGCGGCGGCGGCGTGTCTACATCATTGAGCTGGTATCCGGTCGCACCGCAATTTGGCGGAACAGGCGCGATCATTGCGCAGGTGTTCTGATGCGTGTTAATATTATCGTTGGCAGAGGTATATTATGAGCGGCGGTTTAACACCTATTGGAAACGGATTGATTGAGTGGGTCGCCATTGGCGGGTCATCGGATGGCGCGAAAACCGACACAGCAGGATATGCCATCGGTGACAAAACAATAATACTCGCCAACACTGGAACAGGCCACTTTAGAGCCGGTAAGCGGATAAAATTCAACGGCGACGGAAACTATTATACGATCACGTATGGCATCGCTGACGTGTCCGGTGCTGGACTTGCTACCAGCTCAACGACAGATGCAGCAGGCTATGCGGCTGGGTCGATTTCAATAGGCATTGCGGCAGCCGGAGAAGGAGCTATTTTTGCCGGTAACGTGATCAATGTGGCTGGCGACACAACGAACTACACTGTGACCACCGGAATCAACGACGTTTCAGCCGGTGGGCAGGTATCTATATCCCCTGCTCTTGTGCAGGCCATCCCGGCAGCGTCAAAGTCAGTGACATGCCGCAACGCCTTAACGCTCGCTATTGGCCTGCGCCAGACGATTGCGACTGGCGTGACAAAAAGAATCTATTCAGGCGGAGAAATTAAAAGGCCGGGGCAGGCTGGCACTGAAATATTGACAAGTGGTGTTTTTTCGACCTCTGTCCCGAACGATACAACTCTAGCTTGGTTTAGTACTGGGCAGGTCGGTCAACTAAAGCTTGATCAAGCATACTCAAAGCTCGCGATCAAAAAGGACGATAGAATAGACCGTTCGACTGCAACAAGCGGCATTTCGCAGACGCGGGTCATGCGTAAGGGTGAGCTATACACAATATCTATAGACAATATAGATGATTTAAGAAACTCAGGTGAGTCTTCAGACCTTGAGTCGATCTTGAGTATTTTCGAAGCGTTTGACTACGGTATTCTTATCGCATGGTTTCAGGATTATGAAAATCGGCCAACCGAGTTTTATTTTTGCACACTGGAAAAGCGCGGTGATCCGGTAAGAAAAGGCTCTACACATTGGCACTCAATAGATTTTACATTGCGGGTTGAAAGCGGCGCGACCGTTTCCATACCCAACTTCGGAGCGTGATAAATGGCAGATTTGATTATTAAGCAGGGAGCAGATTTTTTTCACAGGTTCATCATCAAAAGCTCACTTGGCGACACGGTAGATTTGACGGGGTATACAGGCGCGGCTCAGTTTAGGGACGCGCCAGGAGGCACGCTATACGGAGCATTCACCGTGGCGACGGGTGGAGCTAACGGGTTCCTCGATTTATCGATGGAAGATGCTGTTACTGACACGCTAACGCCCGGAAGTTATGTCTATGATGTGTTCATAACCAACGCGGCAACAGATGATGTTCAGAACGTTACTAGTGGGGCTGTGCGCGTATTACAAAGGATTACAGTCTAATGGGATTGTCTGCAATATCAGTATATGACATAGCTCTGCATGCGACAGACGCAGTGTCCGGTGGTACACTGTCAGCCACATCGGTAGGGGGGACTGTCAAGGTGGCCATTGACGCGCTCGGTATCTATGCTCTTCCGACACCTAAAACAATATCAGTCAGAGCTTCTGTAGGTACGGCATATAATGTGCCGCTTACGATCCGCACAGTGGCAGGAGCTCCATACAGCGTTATAAACATCATTAATTCACGTGCCGGTATCGCGTATCTGGTCACATAAGGAGGGCTGGAAATGGCTCAGAAAGAAGTCGTAATATTAGACCCAATTATGCCGTCGCTTGACGTGCCTCAGGCTGGTGATACATATCTCATGCCGACCGACGTTTCAGTGGTTGGAGATATTTCGGTGTCTGGCACAGTGGATGGGCGCGACGTTGGGACAGATGGATCCGTACTTGATGCGCATACAGCTAACACATCTAACCCGCATGCTGTAACTGTTGCGCAACTTGGAATTGTACTTCCAGGAGTCGATTGGACGATAAGAGAATCTACTGCTGATAATGGCTGGATCGCGATCACATACGGCAACGGGCTGTTTGTCGCCGTGGCGTACATAGGCACAGGCAATCGGGTAATGACATCTCCAGATGGTGTCAACTGGACGTCAAGGGTAGCGGCTGTTGATAATCAATGGTTTGGCGTCACATACGGCAACGGGCTGTTTGTCGCCGTGTCGAACACAGGCACAGGCAATCGGGTAATGACATCTCCAGATGGTGTTAATTGGACGTCAAGGGTGTCGGCTGTTGATAATCAATGGTTTGACGTCACATACGGCAACGGGCTGTTTGTCGCCGTGGCGAGCACAGGCACAGGCAATCGGGTAATGACATCTCCAGATGGTGTTAATTGGACGTCAAGGGTGTCGGCTGCTGATAATGACTGGAGAGCGATCACATACGGCAACGGTCTATTTGTCGCCGTGGCGATCACAGGCGTAGGTAATCGGGTAATGACATCTCCAGATGGTGTTAATTGGACGATAAGAGAATCTACTGCTGATAATAACTGGATCGCGATCACATACGGCAACGGTCTATTTGTCGCAGTGGCGTACACAGGCACAAATAGTGTAATGACATCTCCAGATGGTGTCAACTGGACGTCAAGGGTAGCGGCTGTTGATAATAGCTGGAGAGCGGTCACATACGGCAACGGGCTGTTTGTCGCCGTGTCGATCACAGGCACAGGCAATCGGGTAATGACATCTCCAGATGGTGTTAATTGGACGATAAGAGAATCTACTGCTGATAATAGCTGGGCATCAGTCACATACGGCAACGGTCTATTTGTCGCCGTGTCGAACACAGGCGTAGGTAATTATCGGGTAATGACATCCGGCGCACCGGAGCTTGGTGTTGTTCCGAACGATAATACTGCACTCGGAGCTGGCCAGAATTGGCAGAATCTAATGTCCAGTCGCGCGGCTGGTGTGACATACACCAACACGACAGGGAATACTATTGCCGTATCAGTTGTGGCATCAGGTACGGCTGACTTGCTGCTGACTGTCGGTGGGTTAACAATACAGCACGCGTCATCATCAATAGCGAGCGTATCCGGCGTTATACCTCATGGTGCCACTTATTCAGTGACGCTGTCATCTGGCACGCTAAGCAGCTGGGCTGAATTGAGACAATGACCATTAAGGTATCTTAACGACATCAAGACAACGGAGACGAAAATATGTTATTCAAACACATAGAAACACAATCAACAGCTATCGAGCATGCACAATATGGCACGGCTGGGGCAATCATCGCGTCAGTAGTAGGCTTATTTGCCGGCGAATGGTATAGCCTTGCCGGGTTCATCTTGGGCGGTCTGCTCGCAGGGATCACCATCGAGCTAGTCCAGTACATCCAGCGCTACGGTGGCGAACAGAACTCACTCCGCGAAATGGTTCTCGATGGACTCATGGCTGGCTTGTGGCCGCTAGTCTTCTGGCTTAAGCGATGATCCAGTCAGAGCGACTGTCTGCAGTCGAGGCAAACGCCAGAGTTAATAGTGCTGAGATAATCAAGCTGAGGAACAGATATCACAGTCTTGCTAACAATATCGCAACATTGCAAGCTGGTCTGTCATCAATAATCAAGACTCAGGAGACTCAGAGTTCCGCGCTTACCAAGCACATGGATAAGGAGGAACTCATACAAAAACAGCTATATGCGTCAATTGGCGAATTATCAGGCTCAATTAGCGGGATTAGAGAGGATATCCATAAAGCACTGCACGAACGCGATGAGGCTATTCATGACCTTGATAAGCAGCAGGCGAAAATGCTTGCTTATGCAACTTGCGTCTTTACATTGCTTACTATCGCATTTAATGCGCTGGTGAAATTTTTGCAATGAGAAAGGGGGGATTTATGAAAATAGCATTATGTCCAGGGCACCATGATAGATCCACCGGTGCTATAAACGAAAAGTACGGAATTAATGAGCACAGTGAGGCCAACAGCGTTGTATGTTCGCTGGCTGAAATACTTACGATTGATGGCCACTGCGTCAATATTCTGACTGGGACGCTCACTGAGAAAGTGTCTAAAATCAACAAAGGCAGCTTCGACCTTGCGCTTGACATCCATTTCAATGCAGCCAACAGGAAAGCGGCTGGATGCGAGGTTATGTACGTCCCTGGAAGTGAGTTGCGGCGCGTGCAGGCAGCAGAGATCAGCAGAGTTATGTCGATGTATCTTGGCAACCGGAACAGGGGAGCGAATGAGGGTTATTACTGGGGCGGTTCTGAGCCTGGCATGAAGCCAGACTACTTTTTAGCTAAGACAAACTGCCCAGCATTCATCCCTGAGCCGCTATTCATTGACAACAACACGGAGGCCGAAAAGTGGCTGGTGTCAGGTCGTCATGGCGATATTGCCGAGGCTATCGCGCTCGGCGTGCGTGAAATGATGGATCGGGCCTGGGTGGTGTGATATGGGTCTTGTAGATTTCAGCCTTGACGGCGTCGGCGGCCTACTGACAAGCGCGCGCGAAGCGATAACAGGAAAGAAGATCGTTGATCCAGAAGAGATTGCAAAGATTGAGCGAGACTTGCAGACGCTGGAGCATTCGCTCCTAACCGGACAGATGGAGATCAACAAGGTCGAGGCCGCCCATCCAAGCAGGTTTATTGCCGGATGGAGGCCTTTCACCGGCTGGGTTTGCGCAGCAGCCCTTGCATACGTATCAATTATAGAGCCTATCGCCAGATTTATTGCAACCGTTTGTTTCGAATATACCAGTGAATTTCCCGTTATCGATACAACCATCACCATGCAGGTATTGCTTGGTATGCTTGGATTCGGCGGACTGCGCTCTCTCGATAAGTACACCGGCAAGGACACAAGGAAAATCAGCAGCCATCACGACTGACTGTCCACAATGATTGCAATATCTTCATCTGTAATATCTACCACTCCGATCTGCTCCAGTGCGGCGCGTGCAGCGATTTCCCTGCAGGCTAGTCGCGGTGCCATCCTTGGAGTTCGTGCTCCGAGCTCCCACTTGCTTATCAGGTCTGCCCTGACGCTTTCTTTGCCCATCTTGTCAGATAGCCACCGCGAGAAACTTTCCTGGCTAATACCCAACCGTGCTCTTGCGTAGCGGATAACGCCGCCTGATTTTACTTCACTCATCACTATTCTCCTTGGTTTTCTCTATTTATTGTCATGCTCCGTACCATCTCACCCTTGTCAGATGCAGCAGTGCAGAGTAATCAGCGTCGGTAAGACTTCTACACACTGATATGCGTTCGAGTGTTTTTGCGATTGTTTCCCGTTTTCCATGGTTTATCGCATTTTTGTAAAATATGTACATTTATCAAAGCCCCTTGCATCTTTTTTTAAAGCATCTCTTCCTTTCTGGTGTGTAGTGCAGGCACATCAGCGCCATGCACCTTTTCTGAGAACATGTAGCATTCCCAGCCAGTGCCTATTTACAACACCCGTGCTTGGAATTCCCATGCTCTGCTGCCCTGTTTCAGAATACTTTTTAGCGATTTGCAGTCTCTGAACATATGCTCAGCATCATCCAGCATCGGCGGGCAGGTCAGAATTAAATTCTGTCAATCCGGCGCAGGCTTTGAGCATGCCTGTGGCATCCTCCAGCATCGGCAGATCCGAATCAGACTCAGTCAGGCTCGCGCAGCCGTAGAACATATATTTAGCACTCTTTAGCCTCGGCATTTCAGAATCGAATCCAGTCAGACTTTTGCAGTAGTAAAACATGCCGTTAGCAGACTCCAGCCTAGGAAGATCAATGTTGAATTCTGTCAAGCCAGTGCAGCCTCGGAACATATGATCAGCATTAACCAGATCCTGGATTTCGATGCCCGGAGCGGAAAGAAGATGATATAGATCACGCCCGCAATCGCACCCCGAAATAAGCCGATATCTATTGCGTTGCGTGTCCTCAATAAATACGCAACCATTACTAATATAGTCTTTTCCATCGCTCATTTCGAGCAGAAAAGATGGTCTGCCGCCAAACGATTGCTCAACATAGTTTTTTATTTTTACAAATTTCACTGTCGCTTCCTCTACAGTCCTTCTGTCTGTGCAGCGTTTCCGATGTGCCTATCCTAGTGCGAATTGTGCTATGCGTCAACGGTTTTGTCTTAACGATTCAGATCTGGCGAGTAACTCATCGGCATCCGCGCCTGGCACATCTATTGCGAAATCACCACAGTCCCAGCCGCTGACTTCGCTAAGTAGTTCTTTCTGTTTTTCTTTTTGTAATTCGTGCATTGTCATCCGCGCTTGCAGTGCTTGGACATCAGCCCCGGGCACGTTTCTTGCGAAACGGTATAAGCCCCAGCCATCTCCGACTTCCAGTACTCGCTCCTGCAGTGCTGGAATATCAGCACCGGGAACATCTTTTGCGAACACATAGCAGCCCCAAGACTCTCCGGCCTCCAGCACTCGCTCCTGTAGCGCCTGGACGTCCGCGCCTGGCACATCTTTTGCGAACACATAGCACATCCAACCATCTCCGACTTCCAGCACTCGCTCCTGTAGCGCCTGGACGTCAGCGCTGGGCACATCTTTTGCAAAACGGTAGCAGCCCCAAGCCTCTCCGATTTCTAACACCCGCGCTTGCAGCGCCTGGATATCAGCTTCTGGCACATCTTTTGCGAACACATAGCAGTCCCAGCTAGTGCCGGCTTCTAACACCCGCGCTTGCAGCGCCTGGATATCAGCTCCGGGCACATCTTTTGCGAAACGGTAGCAGCACCAAGCAAATCCGATTTCTAACACTCGCGCCTGTAGTGCCTTCATATCTGATCCGGGCACATCTCTTGCAAAAAGGTAGCAGTCACAACCAGTGCCTTTTCTAAGTAGTTCTTCCTGTTCTTCTTTTTGTAATTCGTTCATTGTAATTCCCCTTTCGCCCCGTTGGCCGGTGTTAATGGTTTTGTCTTAACGATTCAGATCTGGCGAGTAACTCATCGGCATCCGCGCCTGGCACATCTTTTGCGAACATACAACAGTCCCAAGCATCTCCGACTTCCAGCACCCGCGCTTGCAAGGCCTGCACATCAGCTCCTGGTATATTGATTGCGAACACATAGCAGTCCTCTCCATTTCCGGTTTCCAACACTCGCTCCTGTAGCGCTTGGACATCAGCGCTGGGCACATCTATTGCGAAATCACCACAGTCCCAGCCGCTGACTTCGCTAAGTAGTTCTTTCTGTTTTTCTTTTTGTAATTCGTGCATTGTCATCCGCGCTTGCAGTGCTTGGACATCAGCCCCGTGCACGTTTCTTGCGAAACGGTATAAGCCCCAGCCATCTCCGACTTCCAGTACTCGCTCCTGCAGTGCTGGAATATCAGCACCGGCCACATCTTTTGCGAACACATAGCAGCCCCAAGAC